GCATCTTCATAATCGATACTTTCTACCAAACCCTTGAACTTCTCCTTCTCAGAATCAGCAAGTGAATCTGAAACGGATTCAAAGATAGATGATTTAGTTTGCTCACCTACTTCTTTATTCAGTGAAACAATCTTTGAAGTTGCTTCATTTAACTTTCCTTTGAGTTCGTCAATCTCAGTTGCCTGAGCTTCTAGTACGTTGTACTTCTCATCTGGAATATCAATGTAGTGATCTTCGAATAATTGTTTTAGACCTGAAATAAAGTCTTCAGCGATTTCGCCTTTGACACCTTTTTCAATAGCAAGTTCGTTTTCTTTCATCCACTCCTCAACTACATAGTTAAGGTAAGAATCTACTTTTTCTGTTAATTCAGATTTTGCAGCTTCTTTAGCTTCTTCTAAATTCTCAGCATATTCTTCTTCTAGTCTATCGATTTCTGCACTCACTTTTGATTTGATTGCAGCTTCGAAGATAGTAGCAGCTTTTACTTTGAATTCCTCAGAAAGATTGTCTTCGCCATTGATTAAAGCATCAACATCTTCTTTGACGTTAATCTCTTTAATTTTATTAGCTTCCTTTGGAGTTTCTGCGAGTTCCTCGCCTTCATGGTCAACTTGGTCGCCAGCGGCTAGAGGTTCTTTTATTTTTGATGAACCTTGAGAAACAGGAGCAGAATCACCCTTGTCAGCTTTAGCATTGTTCTGATCCTTCGTAGGCTTCACATCTTTAGAGTAATCTTTCTTAGGTGCGTCTGGTGAAACCACCGCCGGACCTGTGTCTGTTACTTCGTTTGATGCTTTAGCAATATGTGAAGGTTCTGGAGCAACTGCCTTTTTAGCAGGTTCATTAGCTGCAGCTTCAGCAACTTCTTGTGTTGCCACTGCTTCTAACTCCTCTAACTTTTTTTCAATTTCTGACATTTAACTCTCTCCTTATTAATTCGAATTAATAATATAATATTTATAAATATTACAATTTTGAAAGAAAAGATTTAAACACTGCAGCTTGTTTTTCTGCGAGGTCTACTCTCTTAGCTCTCTCAATTGTATTTCTCATTTCGTGTATATCGACTTCTCGTATAACACCGTTGTCCCAAACCCATTCTTTACCTTCCATAATGCCTTGTACAAAAGCATCAGGTGCAGAAGGATCTGCAACTATGTCAGCGGCTGTTGCTAAATAAAAATCACTTTTTACATAGTTCGAACCGCCTCTATTCTCCAGCGACCCCATGCCTCTGGAAGAAACTCCTAATTTTGCACCTTCGTCAATTAAATTCTTCACTATTTTTCCATAAGGGGTATCGATAATCTTTGCTTCCCCGATAAAGTTTTTGCCGTCAGGTGTTAAACTGGTGATCATATGAGAAACTCTTTCTAAGTTGACAGTTGGTCCGTCAGGATGTCCGAGTTCACCAAATGCACGTTTTGCTTCTACGAACTCTTTATTATAACGATTAACTTCTTTTTGAAGGGTTTCCATAGGGTAGACACGACCGTTACGATTCTTCATATCGGCTTGCATAAAAATGCCTCGTATCTTATAATTCTTTTTTCCGTTATCTGCTTCCTCGATGATGTATTCAGCAGACGATACTTCTTCAGTGATAAGTTTCATATTTGTTTTACTCACTTATTATTTATAAGTTTTTTACCTTTAAACTAGGCATTATACGCAATTTTTGTACTTTTTGAAGTTGCACAAGTGATTTCATCTGTAGGATTTTTCTCTATAATTACAGATTCGTTTGCACCAATATAAACAGTTCCTAGTGTTGTAGAACCACCAGCAGTTTTTAATAATAATGTTGCTGCTGATGTGCAATGAACACGCACTACTGTTGCTTCGTTAATATTGTTTGCACTTGCATTATCAATGTTGGAACCTAAAAGTTTTAGTTTCATTTATCTCTCCTTAAATGTGTGCTGACTTATCACCATAAGAGATGAAGTCATCAATAACTTTGTCCAGTTCTCTTTTTGCACGAGATTTGGCAATTGCCTTTCCCATTTTATCTAAGTCAAGAACTCCTTTTTTATCAAGAGCATAATCAAATACTTTGTCTATCTCTGCCTTCATTCGAGGAGACAGTTTTTTATACGCTCTTGTTTTTTTGTATTCGTCTTTACTTCTTTCAGTTATCTGATTCAGTATTTGTGTGAACGCTATCGGCATCAGTTATTTCTCCTGTTCTTACGAAAGTTTTCGCAAGGTCTTTTCTTCGATCATCTAATGCAGTTCCAACTTTGTCAACTAACGCTGATTTGAATTGTGTTTCTGCTTCAATATGATCATCTTGATCTAAAGCATCAATCATGTTTCTTACCATTTCACTCATTGTTTACTCCTTAATAATTGTTTTGTGCATCATCATTGTATGGATCTTTGATAATGCCATCATTAATTTCTTTTTTAATTTGTTCTCTTTGTTTTTCAATTTCAACATCTGTCATACGTAAAACACTTTTAAGAACATAGTCCATAGAAAAAACTTTTCCTATCATTTGATTATTGAACAATTCTTGTGCTTGTTGTAAACGGGAAGCACGAATCTCTTGTTCTTTCATTTCTGAAAAATATCCATCTTGTATGAAATCATATTTAATATAATCTGCTGTGCTGTTCCAATCATCTTCACTCACAATACCTTTTAGAATTAATTGTGTTTTTAGAATATCAGAAAACAGATGAATAAATTTCTTTCTTAGTCGTTGAATATATTTCGTAAACTTAATTTCGTCCCTTGATATTTCTGCAGCCTTACCTAATTGTAAACCACCAGATGCCTCACTATCTAAACGTGAGTAAGGAACATTTAATGATTGATATAATTTCTTTTGAAAAAATTTAATATCATCAATCTCACCAAGATTAGCACCACCAGGTAAAGTTGTAATCTCAGTTCCTCTGCCACCTTCTCTACGAGGTAACCAGAAATCTTCTAACATAGACATATATTGTCTGTCATCTCTAATCTCACCTGTCGATGCATCATAAACAAGTTTGTTTCGATAACGATTCATTACATCTTTTAAATACTGTTCTGCTTTAATCTTTGGTAGATTACCAACATCAATATAGAATATTCTTCTTTCAGGTGCTCTACTAATACGATAGATAACAAGAGCATCTTCAATCATTCGTAATTGATTAACAGGTTTAATTGCCTTGTGTAAATGTGACATGACAATATTTTGTTGTTGATCAATTAAACCAGACGGTGCAAATGCGATTGCATCTTTATGAATACGAATACCACCTGTGTTCATAGAACCACCGACACCCTTTTCATTGTACACATAATATTCTGAATACTCCATAGGGTCAGGTGCATTACCGGGCATTTTTATTTTGCCTTCTTTTTTCTTAATCTCTCTAATTTTTTTAATCTTACGAGGATCGATATATCTTAATTCTTTAATACCCTTTTTAGGATCACTAGGATCGATCACTTTATGATAGTACATACGACCATCAACATACCATCGTCTAAAGATGTCATGTCCTTTTTCTTCAAATTCTAATAGACGCAATACTTCGTCAAATTCGTTTACAATCTTTTTCTTTAAATCTAATGAAAATGTTTTGATACGATCTAAGTTTAATCGAATAGGAGGTTCTATTTCGTCTGATACGATTGCCTCGTTGACGATATCTTCGACAGCTGCATCACACTCTGGTTGCATCGCAACTTCTCTATATCGTCTAATTAAATCTGCTTCATCACGGATCTTACCTTCAATATCAAGGTAATGCCCAATGTGTCCACCACCACCGATGACTGTTTGCGAACCGTCATCAACGGAAGGCAACGTAAAATCTTGGGACGTTGCCTTCTCGTCTTTTTTTCGGGTAATAGAAAATCCAAATAATTCTGCCATACTATTATTTATACCCTTTTTTTTAACTACTTTTTAAGTAGTTGTGTTTGATTCCCAATACTGATATCTCCAAGTAACGGTGAATGTTTCTAATGCAGTAGCAGCATCATATGTTAAATCAATAGCAGATGTTGCTATTGGAAACAGTCCTCGAAATGTATATCCTTTAATAGCATTACCATTTCTGTCTAAATGATCTACAAATGCATCAACTTGATAATCAGTTGGATTTGTGATACCTTCATTATCAGACATATTGTTAATACCATTTAACCATCTCTCAATCGCATTACGAATTAAGAAATCAGTATCATTGATTATTGTTGTTTCCCATGTTTCGAATGATCTATCACCAGCAATATAAACTGGTCTACCTCTAAAAGGTATTTCAATTTCAGCAATAGTTGATGCAGGAAGTGATGTAGCATTACATAAGAATGCCATGCTTTCTGTTTCACCACCTACAATTGCAAATCCAGGGAAAGGCATTGTTACTTTAAACTGATTAGCTCTTGCACCGCCGCCTTTAAGTTTAGAAACGAAATCTGAAATGTTTGCCATGATTATGCTCCTACGACTTCACTGAACGCTACGCCAGTTCTTGTTGCAACAAAGTTAAGTTTGATAAAGTTAATACTTCTTGCAGGTTTAATAAAGATGTCTGCAACAAATTCATTTCTATCAATAACTTCGCCTGTGTTATTAGTTTCATCAGCGACTACTAAGAAGTCGGTGATACCTCTACGACCTTGAACATCTCTTAGGAAAGGTTCTAC